ATTATTTCTTTTTCTTTTTCTTTTTTTTGATGGGCCTTAATTTTTTCGATAAGTTTTTTTTTTACATTATTGGGTTTCAGAGTATTAAGTGGTCGTTCTTTTCTTCTTTTCTTCTCTTTTTTTTTTGAGCTTTTTCCAATTTTTAAAAAATTTGGATTGATCGAAATAGATTTCTTACTCATATTATATTTTACAGAAAATTTAATATGGATTTTAAATGTAAATATGTTGTAATAAATTTTTGGTTGTATCATCCTTTCTATTTTTAACTTCGTTATTGTCCAAGAACATAGCAAAGCCCTTTTTCATATCTTTTAAATTAATATTTTTCTTTTTATCAGAAGATAAACAAAAAACTCTACGTCCGTGTGCTATTTTAATTTTTGCTAAAAGTGTTTCAATATCTCTACCATAAAATTTGAAATAATCCATTTTATCTTCAAACCAATTATCTTTTACCTTTTTATTTAAAGACCATCCAATATCATTGACTTTTTTTTTGAAAATTAAAAATAATTCTTTATAACTATAGTCATCTGTACTAAATCTCCAAGTAAATCTAGAATCTAACCCTTGATTATAAGAGAAAAAACAATTTTTTAATTCTTCTTCATATCCTGCTATAATTACCATAATTTCTTCTTTATGGTCACTTAACCCTTCACATAATGTATCAATGCATTCTTTAGCAAAAGAATCTCTTTTTTCAGGATTTCCTAAAGCATATGCCTCATCTATAAATAATACACCACCTATACATTCTTTAATCATATCTCTTGTTTTAATTGCGGTTTGTCCCAAGTATCCAGCTATTAAATCCGCACGTGTTGCCTTTTTAAATGTCTTTTTCTTTAATATACCTAAATTGGAAAAGATTGATCCCATTATCTTAGCAGTTTCAGTTTTACCTGTTCCCGGTGGTCCATAAATAACGGTATGCATAAAATCATGATGGCTTTTATCGGTTCCTTTGTGTAAATTCTGGACAAAATACAAAATTTGGTCTACAATGTTATTTTTAAGTTTATTCATTCCAATCATGTTTTTTAAATCTGTTAAAGGTTCTTTAATATCATGAATTGCTTTCATATTAATATTATATTCTACGTCATATTTCAATGGATAATCGTTAATTAATTTTAATAAATCTTCTAAACTCTCAATTTCAACTTCAATATTTACCTTTGTCTTTTTAATTTCAATAGGTCTTTCAGGATTAACTATATTTGAAGAAGGAATATATATACTATTTCTTCGTCTATGTCTGCCTATAGGAAATAAATCTATATCATCTTTACTATTAAATAATGAATTATGCTTTTCCAATTCTCCAACTTTTTTATTTAATATTTCTAAAATATCATTTAATTTTTCTTTATTTCTATCTTCTTTATTTTTATCTTCCAATAATAACATTTTTTCTTTTTTTGCCTTCTCATCCAATTCTTTAATAAAATTTCTATAATTATTTATTTTTTCCCTGTTGTTTTTGTCGCGTCTTTGTTTTATATTATTAATTACTTTATCAATCGTCATATTATAATTAACATTAGTATTTGTATTTAACTTTTTTTTATTTATTATTTCTTTGCTTGTTTTTGATAGTTTAAAATTTTTCTCTTTACAAGTATCTAGTAATAATAAATTACGGTTTAATACAGGATTAATTTTCCAAGTTCTGAAAAGTCTATTATTCGAACAATCTATAGGAGGTAAAAAAAATTTATTTAGGCTTATATCGGTTATTTTTCTTGTAATTAAAGGATTTTTATTATTTATAGTCTCATCATTCTTGTTATTATTATTGTTTTCATCATCAGACATTATATATATATATATTAATTAATATTTAAAAACTACTTAGACATAAAATTGATATTATTAATTTAATAGATAATGGAAGTAAATAGAAAGATGTCTCAAAAAGGAATAACTGTCGATAATGATACTCAAATGGATTGGAAAGTAATTGAATCTTATTTTAAGAATAAACATTTGGAGCGCATGGTTAGACACCAAATAGAATCTTATGATCATTTAGTTAATAATCAAATTAAAAAGACTATTGAAATGTTTAATCCTGTTACTATACATTCTGAACATGATAAAGATGAAGAGACAGGATTATATTCCCTTGAAATTATCATTACATTTTCAAACTTCCAAATTTATCGACCACAAATTCATGAAAATAATGGAGCAACTAAAATTATGTTTCCACAAGAAGCACGATTGAGAAATTTTACATATTCTTCTGCAATGACGTTGGATATTAATATACAAATTATAAAAAGAAGTGGTAATAAGCTAGAAAATATTGAAACTTTATATGAGAAACTTCCGAAAATTCATATTGGAAAAATTCCTATTATGTTGAAGTCTTCTATTTGTGTATTAAAACAATACAATCATTTAGACCCAAAGATAACAGGAGAATGTAGTTTTGATGGTGGAGGATACTTTATTATTAACGGATCTGAAAAAACTTGTCTAGGTCAAGAAAGAGCAGCTGAAAATAATATAATGTGTTTTAACGTTAAGAAAAATAATAATAAATGGTCGTGGTTAGCTGAAATTAAATCAATCCCGGATGATAAATGTATTTCTCCCAAACAAATTAATATTACTATTGCTACAAGAAATAATGGTTCTGGACATTCTATATACATTCAAATTCCAAGAATTAAAAATCCTATCCCCTTATTTATAGCATTTAGAGCATTGGGGATTATTTCAGATAAAGATATATGTAGATATATTATTTTAGATATCAAAAAAGAAAATATGGAACAAATGTTATTTGCTTTAAAAGCAAGTATTGTTGATGCTGAAAAATATAATACACAAGAAACTGCATTGCAATTTATTGTAAATAATGCTATGTTTACACCAATTAATATGGGCGAAGAAGAAGGTAAACAGAAAAAGAAAGAATTTACCCAAAATGTTTTAAATAAAGACTTGTATCCACATTGTCGTAATATTAAGGAGAAAATATATTTTATGGGATATATGACCAATAAACTACTTAGAACAAAATTTAACTGGAGAAATGTTGACGACAGGGATTCGTATAAAAACAAACGAATTGATTTGACCGGAACATTATTAAATAATTTGTTTAGAAATTATTTCAATAAATTGGTAAAAGATATGCAAAAGCAGACCATCCGAGAAATTAATAGTGGTTCTTGGAAATCTACAGAAAATTACAAGGGTATTATTAATCATACAAATATTTATAAAATTGTAAAATCTACTACTATTGAGAATGGTATTAAAAGAGCATTGGCTACTGGTGATTTTGGTATTAAAAATACCAATTCTAATAAAGTGGGTGTAGCACAAGTATTAAGTAGACTTACTTACATTTCTAGTCTAAGTCATTTAAGACGTATTAACACACCCATTGATAAAAGTGGTAAATTAATTCCACCCAGAAAATTACATAATACACAATGGGGATTTGTATGTGCTGCTGAAACACCTGAGGGCCAAAGTGTTGGAGTGGTAAAAAATATATGTTATATGGCTCATATTACTATAGCAAGTTTAAGTTCTCCCATATACGATGTTAGTAAGAAATTTATTAAAACTATTGACCAATTTGAACCTGAAGAACTATTTAACCGTGTTAAAATTATTATTAATGGTGCATGGGTAGGGGTTGTCGATGATCCAATTGAATATTTTAATTATATGAAAAATATGAAATATAAGGGTATTATTAATATTTACACAAGTATTGTATTTGACTACAAAGAAGGTAATATTTATGTTAATAATTCTGCCGGTCGTGTTACAAGACCAGTATATAAAATTAAAGATAAAAAGTTATTAATTACTCCAAAAATTAGAGATAGAATTGTTAAAAAAGAAATCAACTGGGATGATTTGTTAGTTGACCACGAAATTAATGAATCTATTATCGAATACATTGACCCCGATGAACAAAATTATTCCCTAATTGCTATTAATAATAAAGATTTCCATAACGAAAAAAAGAAACATTATAAATATACTCATAGAGAGATTCATCCTTCAACTATATTTGGTATATTAGCTAGTTGTATTCCTTTTCCTGAACATAATCAATCTCCCAGAAACACTTATCAATGTGCTATGGGAAAACAAGCAATGGGAACATACGCAACTAATTTTCAACACAGAATGGATAAAACCGCTTACGTCCAAACTTATACTATGAGACCACTTGTTGATACACGTATTATGAATATTTTAAAACTTCACAAAATTCCTTCAGGATGCATGGTAAAAGTTGCTATTATGACTTATTCTGGATTTAATCAGGAAGATAGTATATTATTTAATAAAAATTCATTAGATAGGGGGCTTTTTAGCGCTACCATTTATCATACTGAGAAAGATGAAGATAAAAAAATTCAAGGAGATGAGGAGATTAGATGTAAAGCTGATAGAACAAAAACTAAGGGAATGAAATTCGCTAATTATAATAAATTAAATGAAAAAGGTGTTATTCCTGAAAATACTCTAGTAGAAAACGGAGATATTATTATTGGAAAAGTAGTTCCTATCAGAGAAAATAGAAACGACCATACTAAGGTTATTAAATATAGTGACCAAAGTAAAGTATTTAGAACACACGAAGATACATATATTGATAAAAATTATATGCATAGAAATGGTGATGGTTATACTTTCTGTAAAGTTAAAACAAGAACTTATAGAGTTCCTGTAATTGGTGATAAATTTAGTTCAAGACACGGACAGAAAGGAACTATAGGTCTTATTTTACCAGAAGAAAACATGCCTTTCTTAGTGGATGGGACTAAACCTGATATTATTATCAATCCTCATGCTATTCCTTCCAGAATGACTATCGCACAATTAAAAGAAACTTTACTTGGTAAAGTCCTACTTCAACTTGGTGTATTCGGTGATGGTACCAGTTTTGGCAAACAGCCTATTACAAAAATTAGAGATTTAATGTCTAGTTTAGGAATGGAAAAAAATGGTAATGAAATACTATATAATGGTATGACTGGAGAACAAGTCGAAGCAGATGTATTCTTTGGTCCAGTATTTTATCAACGACTTAAGCATATGGTTAATGATAAAGCACATAGTAGAAGTTTTGGACCTATGGTTGTATTAACAAGACAACCTGCCGAAGGTAGGGCAAGAGATGGTGGATTGAGATTTGGAGAAATGGAACGTGATTGTATGATATCTCACGGTGCTAGTAGATTTACTAAAGATAGAATTTATCATTCTTCTGATACTTTTGAAGTTCATACTTGTAAGAGTTGTGGTCTTATTGCTGTATTTAATCCAGAGAAAAAGATACACGTTTGTAAGACATGTAATAATAGAACAAAATTTAATCGTATTCAACTTCCATATGCTTGTAAATTATTGTTTCAAGAGTTAATTACAATGAATATTGCTCCCAGAATTATTGCTAAGTAATTGATAAAATTGAATAATAAATTTTTTTTTGAATTATAAATAAAACAATGATATTATTTACAATTCAAGAACTTCACAAAGGAGTTATCGTTAAAAGACCTTCCGTTCATATTAAAACTCCATATGTTGCTGATGTAACTATTCAAGATATAGAATTTCTAGCACATACACCATCATTAGGATGTTGTGGTCTAGCAGATAAAGGCGCTCAAATATTAATGGAAAAGACAGAAAAAACAAAGACTAATTTTAGAGTTCAGTTAGCAATATTTAATGAACCAGAAAAAAACAATATTCAATACATAGGTATTAATCCAAAACTTAGTGAAACATTAGTAAAAAATGCTTTGTTAAATAATTGTTTCCATAACTTAAAATTTATTAAAAAAATAGGACGTGAAAAGAAAATTTTAAATTCGCGTTTTGATTTTATAGGCGTTGATAAAGATGATAGATCGTTTATACTAGAAGTAAAGGCTGTTCCATTAGCAGACTATGATGATATTTATGCTAAGGAAAGAAAGAAAAAAAATTACACTAATAGAGCATATGATACTAAGATATCATATTTTCCAGATGGTTATAGAAAGAAGTTGAAAGATACTGTTAGTCCAAGAGCTTTAAAACACGTTCAAGAATTAGAAAAAATAAAAACACTTGAACCAAATATGAGATGTATTTTATGTTTTGTTATACAACGCACCGATGTAAAACAATTTCAACCTTCATTAATTGACCCCATTTATAGAAAAGCAGTTCAGAAGGCATGGATAAATGGAGTAGAAATATTTACACTTCAAGTTAGTTGGACTGTTGACGGAGTAGCATCATTTCATTCTTCAAAACTTCCTATTTGCCTATTTGAAACTTATGGTCCTAGAAAAAAAATTTTGTAAATTATTGTTTATAGTATTCCATACTTACATTTAAATCCTTGAATTAACTCCAATGGAATATAATTGAAATCAATTATTTTTCTATTTAATTCATATTTTTCTTTTGAACCTTCTACTGTCTCTAATTTTTTCTTAAATAACTCTCTATCGTCGAAATATTTACAAGCTGTCTTAGGTCCACACTTTTTGAATACACCTGTTATATTATCACTCTTATCTCCTGTGAGTATCTTAACAAATAAATCCTTTTCAGCATTATTAAAACTAGATTTACGTTCTGTAAGCTTTCTATATTTTAAATCATATAATTCCACATTTTCACGTGCTAGTTGTAAATAATCCATATCACTAGTTATAATTTTTACATTAGCATTAGGATATTTCTTTACTATATCTTTTGTTAAAATAGCAGCACAATCATCTGCTTCTAACTCTGGGTATTTAAACATCATATTAGCACCCCCTTTAATAAACAACTGTTCTTTATATGCCATTTTAAAGAAAGGACCTCCCATAAAGCTATCATCATATACTCTATTTGCCTTATAAGAAGGCATGTGTTTCATACGCCATATTGTTTTACGAGGACAATCTCTGCAGGCCAACACAATTGCATTTTTCATTTTAAGTTTTTTAGGTATTTCCTTCATTTTACTAATAAAAGTAGTCCTAAATTTTTCTACAAAGGTTTCGTTTTTAAAAGGGTCGTCCATTTCTTCATCTTTCTTTGCTAACTTGAACCAGCTTAGTAATGCGTAATAACGAAAGAAGACAAAATAACTTCCGTCAATAATTATAAAGTTTGGATTTTCCATAGTTTATAAGTAAATAATATAGATATAATTTAAATCAATTTTTATATAATGAGTCATGGTTGTCCTTTTAAGAAATCTACGGCAAAGATGCGATGGAAGTGGAAGAAAAAACGAACAAGAAGATTACAACGAAAAAGAAGAAAAATGAGGGCGCGCGCCAAATAATTTAGTCATAATCATCATAATCTCCCTCATAACACACTCTACCGAATAACAGTACACAGAATCCTAATCCTAAAAAGAAAATAAATAAACTCGCTACAGCAGCCATATACTTTAATATATTGAATAATATTTAATTTTGTTTAGTTAATATATATGAGTAGTTTAACAA